CATCGCAACGATTGTGTGCAAGTCTGAGGGTCCGCTGATGTCCGGACATGGCCCCGCGCCGAAGGCGGATAGCCGGACGCGTCACGTCCCGATCCGCGGCGAGTGGCAGGCGACGCCCGGCGTGGGCTGGCAGTTTGGCGCTATTCCGCCCTGCCCAGTTCGCCGAAACGCCTCCCGTGTCGCCTGGGCGACGTGGTTCCGGGCATGGTTCGCCGCTCATTGGACCCCGGACGACGTGCCGGGGCTGCGCCAAGTGATCCGACTCTATGATCAGGTCGAGGCAGGAGAGTTCGTGCGCGCCACCGAGCTTCGGTTGGCGATGGACAACTACGGGATCACTCCAAAGGGACAGCAGGACCGCCGATGGGCGCGGCCGAAGCCTGAAACGGTCACCACGGCCCCCGTTGCCGAGCCGGCCGGCCCCTATGCCGGCCTCCGCGTGGTGAACGCCTGATGCCGTGGTGCGGACCGACTCCCGATCGACCGTTCCCGTCCCTCGGATGGGGCGTCCTGGCGTGGACCTATGGGTTCCTGCCGTCCCCGGCGGACGAAACGAAGCCGCTCATCTACACCGACGAGCAGGCGCGCCGCGTCGTGCGCTGGTACGAGCTTGACCCCGACTCTGGGGAGTTCGTCCACCGCCGCCTGATCCTCGAGGAGGCCAAGGGCTGGGGCAAAAGCCCGTTCGCCGGGTCGCTCACCCTCGCCGAGTTCCGCGGCCCCGTCTGTTTCGACGGCTGGGACGCGAACGGCCAGCCGGTCGGAGTCCCGTGGGGCACCGGAGACCGGCCACCGCCGTGGATTCAGGTCGCCGCCGTTAGCGAGGACCAGACCGAGAACACGTACGGCGCGCTCTACGCGATGCTCATCGCGAACGATCACCGCGCTGCCCGCGAGCTTCGCATTGACGACGGCCGGACCCGGCTCTACCTCCGCGACGTGCCCGGCGCGAAGCTGGAGCCCGTCACCGCGTCGGCCGGTTCTCGTGAGGGCCAGCGCACGACGCACGGGCTGGCCGACGAGACGCACCTCTGGAACCCCCGCAACGGCGGCGTCCGCCTGATCCGGACTATGCGCCGGAACGTGGCGAAGATGGGCGGTCGGATGGTCGAGACCACGAACGCCCCCGTTCTGGGTGAGAAGAGCGTCGCCGAGCAGTCTGACCCCGATGCACCCGAGGCCGGCGTCCTCCACTACGCCCGGCGTGCCCGCGTCGAGCCCGATCCCAACTGGACCGATGCCCAGCTCGAGGAGCTGCTCGCCGAGGTCTACGGCGAGGCATGGTGGGTAGACCCGAAGCGGCTGGTCCGCGAGACCCGCGACCCGGCCAACTTGTGGGATGACGCTCTCCGCTTCTGGTTCAATCTTCGGACCTCCGGAACGGGACGCGCTGTCGATCCGCGGATGTGGGACGCACTCGCCGTTCCGCGTGACGTGCCGGACGGTGCGGCAATCGGCCTCGGCTTCGACGGTTCTGTGAGCCGGGACGCGACGTTCCTCCGCGGCTGCACCGCGGATGGCTACGGCTTCATCGTGGGCCACTGGCAGCGACCGCCGGGTGCGCCGCCCGAGTGGACCGTCGATCGGACTGATGTGAACGAGCGGATCGCCTGGGCGTTCGAGCACTACACCGTCGGCCGGATGCTCTTCGATCCGCCGTTCTGGCGCAGCGAGGGCGAGGCGTGGGCGCGTCAGTTCGGCGAGGATGTAGTGGTTGCGCTCGACACGAACCAACCGCGGCGCTTCGCTCCGGCCGTCGACCGTTGGTTGACTGCCCTGCGCGAGGGAACCCATACGCACGACGGCGACCAGCTCACCGGAGAGCACGTCAAGTCGTCCCATCTTCGCAAGGTCTCCGCAGCTCAGGATGAAGCGGACGGCCGGACCAAGTTCGTACTCGTCAAGGGCGACGACCGACGGCGCATCGATGGTGCGGTGGCGGACGTTCTCGCCTACGAAGCTGCGATGACCATGCCCGCGATCGGGAGCCATGAGGTATTTGCGACATGGGCATGATCGATCGCTTCCGTTCCATCTTCATTCCGCCCGCCCATCCCTACGTCGACAACTACCTCCCGTTCGTGAGCTTCAACGGGAACACCTATCCGCTCGGCGGCCTGACCCAGACGCTGCAGGGCAACGTGGAGCCGATCGCCTCGGACTTCGCCGGGCTGGTGCAGGGCGCCTACCAGCGGAACGGGATCGTGTTCGCCTGCATGCTGGCCCGCCGCTCGCTGTTCTCGGAAGCGCGCTTCATGTTCCGCCAGCGCCGGAGCGGCACGCCGGGCGAGCTGTTCAGCCTGCCGAGCCTCGACATCCTGACCACGCCCTGGGCCAACGGCACGACCGGCGATCTCCTGTCGCGCGCCATCCAGGACGTTGACCTCGCCGGTAACGCCTTCTTCCTGCGCCGCGGCGCCCGGATCATCCGCCTGCGGCCGGATTGGGTCGTCATCGTTCACGGGTCATTCAACGATCCCGACGTGGGCATGTGGGACCCGGAGGCCGAGTTGCTCGGCTACGGCTACCAGCCGGGCGGGCCCGCCAGCGGCCGCACCCCGATCTTCTACCAGGCGTCCGAGGTCGCCCACTTCGCGCCCGAGAAAGACCCGCTCGCCCCGGACCGCGGCATCTCGTGGCTGACGCCGATCCTCCGCGAGATCGAAGGCGACTCGGCCATGACCGACCACAAGCGGGCGTTCCTGGCCAACGGGGCGACCGTGAACCTCGTCGTCACCGGCGTGCCCTCGGCCTCCAAGGAACAGTTCAAGGAGTGGGTCGATACGTTCGAAGGTAAGCACCGCGGCATCGCGAACGCGTACAAGTCGCTCTACCTCTCGCCCACGATGGACGCCAAGGCCGTGGGCTCCGACATGGCGCAGCTCGACTTCAAGGTGGTGCAGGGCGCAGGCGAAACGAGGATCGCCGCGGCTGCCGGCGTGCCCGCTGCCGTGGTCGGCATCTCCGAGGGGCTGCAGGGATCGTCGCTGAACGCCGGCAACTTCGGTGCCGCGATGCGGCGCTTCGCGGACATGACCATGCGCCCGCTGTGGCGCGACGTGTGCGGGTCGCTCTCGACGATCGTCCCGCCCCCGCCAGCCTCCGAGCTCTGGTATGACGATCGGGACGTGCCGGCGTTGAAGGATGACGTGAAGTCGGCTGCCGAAGTCCAGCAGCTCCAGGCACAGGCCGTCCACCAGTACGTCGTCGCCGGCTTCGATCCGGCCTCCGTCGTGGATGCCGTGAAGTCCGGCGACCTCTCGCGCCTGACCCACACCGGCCTCTACTCCGTCCAGCTCCAGCCGCCGATGCCCGAGGGCCAGCCCGAGCCCGAAGCGCCCGAGCCGGAGCCCGAGCCGGAGGACGCCGCCCCGGCCCGCGAACAGCTCTTGCTCTTGGCCCGGACAGCCGAGGCGCACGAGCGCCGGGCTGACGCGGCCGAGCGGATGGCCGAGCGCGAGCCTCCGGCCCCCGTGGTCAACGTCACCACGCCCGAAGTCACGGTGCATCCGGCCGATGTGAACGTGACGATCGAACGGGGCGCCGTGGAGGCCCCGATCACGATCGAGCCTGCGGTGGTGAACGTCACGACGCCGGAGGTCCGCAACGAGATCACCGTCGAGCCGTCCCCGGTCGAGATTACCGTCGAGCCGTCCCCGGTCGAGGTCCGCAACGAGGTAACGGTGGAGCCGACGCCGCTAGAGGTCCACAACGAAGTCAACGTCGAGCCCACGCCCGTGACGATTACCAACGAGATCCCCGAGCCGCGGACCGTGACGAAGCGCGTCATCCGCGACGCCAAGAACCAGATCACCGAGATCGTGGAGGAGCCGACCGATGGCTAGCGTCTTGTCCGTGGTCGAGCGCCAGCGGCTGCTCGACTCGTTTGGCACCACATACGGCTTCGCGTCCGCCCACTCCGGCGACCCCGGCGCGACCGGCGCGAACAACGAGCTGACCGGAGGCTCACCCGCCTACGCTCGCAAGGCCGTCACCTGGGCATCGGCCACGTCCGCGACGCCGAGCGTGAAGGCGCTCGCCGCGACGTTCCCGGTATTCGATGTCCCGCCCGCCTCGACCGTCGCCTACATCGGCTTCTGGACGCTCGCCACGGGCGGCACCTACGGCGGCTGCATCGACGTGACCGATGAGGTCTACGCCGGGCAGGGTACCTACACGTTCAACGTCGGGCCGCCGAGCGTGAGCCTGTAGCCATGACCCTCGCGGGCGACAGCATCCTCGTCACTCCGGGCACCGGGGCCACGGTCGCCACGCATACCGTGTCGGCCAAAGAACACTCGGTCGTGATGGTGGCCGACCAATACGGCCATATCGCTGGCAGCCGGGATACGTACTTCTACGCCATCCCCGAGCAGGTCCACGTCGCGGCGGCCGAGACGGTCCATTGGGATCTGTGGAACAACGACGCCTCGAAGCTCGTGCGCATCGTCTCCATCCGCCAGATCCCGAGCATCACAACAGCCGTCACGGGCGCCGTGTCGGCATGGCGGTTGACACGGACCACGGCCATCGGCACGGGCGGCAGCGCCCAGACGGCATGGCTGCCGGACCTGTCGCAGACGGCGATGGATGCCGACGTGACGTGCCGCTCCAAGCCGACCGGCGGGGCGACCGCCAGCACGATCCTGCGGTACTACTCCCTCCACGGCGAGGAGACGAACGCCGCGACCGTGATGATCGCCAGCATGGGCGGGCTGGAACTGATCCCCGAAGCGCTCATGGTTCCGGGCATGGCTCCCGGCATCCTCCTGCGCCCGAGCCAGGGGCTCCGCGTCTCGCAGAACACGTCCACCGCGGCCGGGAATACCGGCTGGCTGATCTCGTTCACGATCGAATAGCCGATGGACATCCTGCTCTTCTGGCCCGCCTCCTCAGCCGACCGCACGGGAGGCGGCACGCTCGCGGCGTCCGCGTCCCTCTCTGGCGCAGGAGCGAAGGCCGACGCCGGAGGCGCGACGCTCGCGGCCACGGCGGCCCTGACCGGAGCGGGCAAGAAAGTGGATGCTGGCGGCGCGAGCCTTGCCGCGTCGGCGTCCCTGACGGGTGGCGGGTGCAAGGGCGCGGTCTCGGGCGCCACGCTCGCTGCCAGCACGTCGCTCGCCGGCGCGGGGCAGCGCGGCGCACTCGGGGCCGGAACGCTCGCAGCGGCGGCCGTGCTGGCGGGCTCCGGGCAGAAGGCGACCACGGCCGCCGGGAGCATCACCAACCTCGCCACGTTCGTCGGCGACGGAGCGAAGGGCGACGCTGGCGGCGGCACGCTCGCGGCATCGGCCACGCTCGCGGGCGACGGGGCGATGGGCGCCACGGGGGCAGGCTCGCTGGACGCTGTGGCCACGCTGGCGGGCGCGGGTCGCAAGGGCGTCGCCGGCGGCGGGCAGATCGTCGCGATGGCCGACTTCGCTGGCGATGGGACGAAGGGCGAGGGTACGGATCGGGTCGGCGGCGGGACGCTGGTGCTGGTGCCGATCTTCGCAGGATCGGGCACCACGACCAAGACCTTCCCGCTGGTGATCACGGCCGGGCACCGCGCGCGAATGGTCAGGCCGGTGCCATTCAAGCGAGCCTCCGGTGGCGGCGCCATCCATCTCACCGCCCGCCTGACGGGATCTGGAACGAAGACATCCGAAGTGGACGATGACCTCGTCCTCGCGTTGGCCGCATAGGAGATCGCCCATGACTACCCCGACCCGCCCCCCGAAAGACGACCTCTTCCGGGCGATGCAGTCCGGCATCTCCTCGGATGACGGCCGCACCCTGACCATCCGGCTCGCCCCGGCCGACTCCTGGGCCGAGATCGACAGCGTGACCGAAGGCCACTTCATGGAGCGCTTCCGCAAGGGTGCTTACCGGAAGACGATGGCCGAGAGCCCGCCGAAGATCCTGTTCCAGCATGGCCGCGACCCGCAGATCGGCGAGAAGATCATCGCCTCCACCGAAGAGACGGGCGAGGACGAGATCAGCCCGTTCGCCCGCGGGGAGATCCTCGAAGGCGTCCCTGAACTCGTCGTCTCCGGCCTCCGGGCCGGTGCCTACGGATCGTCGCACCGCTTCAGCGTGGTGCGTGACGAGTTCAACCCGAAGCCGAAAGCCGGGTCGCACAACCCGAAGGGGCTGCCCGAGCGCACCATCACCGAGGCCCGGCTGTACGAGCTGGGGCCCGTCACATGGCCCGCCTACGCGCAGGCCAGCGCCAGCCTCCGGTCCCTGACCGACGAGTTCCGACTCGGGGACATCACAGCCGATCCCGCTCGCCTCCGCGAGCTGGTCGCCTACATCGAACCCGACGCACCCTCCGTCGACGCCGCGGCATCGCCGCACCTCGAGCCGGAGCGCCGCGAGACGGTCGTCTCACCGACCATCCCGACACCCGAAAGGAAGTCCACCATGGAGTACGTGACCCGCGACGAGAAGTCGTCGCGCGTGACCGAGCTGAAGCAGTCTCTGTCGGCCCTCGCCGTCGAGTACCCCGGCGTCCTGCCGGAAGACGCGCAGGCACGCTGGGACGCCGACAGCGCCGAGCTCGACACCCTGGAGCGCGACATCCGCGCCTGGGACGAGCGGCAGGCTCGCCTCGCTGCCTACGCCAACGATCCGGCCAAGATCGAGCGGTCCTACGAGCCCGTCCCATCCATCGTCCGCAAGACCGAGACCGACATCTACGATCTCCAGGCCATCTACCGCAACGCCCGGTCCGTCGAGGATCGCGGGCAGAAGATGCGCGACAGCGCGATGCGCGCCGCCGAGCAGCTTCGGGTGCCGTCCGATCGGTACGACCAGGACGCCAGCCGCGACCGGCTGACCGGCCTGCTTGACTACAAGGACAGCGAGAACAAGGAACTCGCGCGCCTCGTGCTCGCGACCAACTCGCCGCAGTACCGCACCGCGTTCTCGAACTACGTCGCCTCCGGCGGCATCGAGCGCGGCACGGCCCTCGCGGTCGGCGTGGACGCGACGGGCGGCTACTCCGTCCCGGTGTCTTTCGATCCGACGATCGTGGCGACGGGCGCGTGGACTGCCGTCAACCCGTACCGCGGCTCTTGCCGCATCGAGACCATCGTCGGCACCGACACCTGGCAGGCGCTCACCGCGACGGCCATCACGGCCGCGTGGGCCGCGGAGGCCGCAGCGGCCACCGAGCAGGGCCCGACGTTCGCCCGCCCCGAGTTCATCGCCAAGCGCGGCCACGCCTACGTGACCGCCAGCTACGAGATGGTGCAGGATCGGCCGGGCCTTCCGTCCGAACTGGGCCAGCTCTTCGGCGAGGCGAAGGACACCCTCGAAGAGAACAGCTTCACGGTCGGCGCCGGCACCACCGTGTACCCGCAGGGCATCGGCCTGAAGGACGCGTTCACCCGCGTCGACTCCATCACGAACGACACGTTCGCCGTCGGCGACGTGTACGCCCTCGCCGCGGCTCTCCCGATCCGCGAGCGCATGAACGCCGCGTGGTACCTCAGCCGGGCCGCCATCATGGCGATCCAGGCGCTCGAGACCACGGGCGGCCAGCTCTTCAGCGGCACGAACTACGCCGCGACCCCGCCTCCGGCCACCCGGCCGAACGGCAACACCGGCCTGACCCTCCTGGGCTTCCCGGTGTACGAGACGCCCTCCATGCCGTGGACGCCGACCTCCGACGACACGACCTGGGGCGTCCTCATGAACCCCCGCAACTACGTCATCCTCGACCGCGTGGGTGCCAGCATCCGCGTCATCGAGAACGTGATGGACGGGGCCACCCCGTCGATGCCGACCGGCGAGGTCGGGATCTACTTCTTCTGGCGGGGCACTGCCCGCGTGCTGTACGTGGGCGGCGGCCGCCAGGGCGCCATCCAGTAGTCAACCGCATAGGGGGCCGGGCACCTCGCCCGGCCCCACCACCACCGGAGGCATCGCATGGCAATCAAGGCGGCAGCAGAACCGCAGATCGTGATGGCGCTGACGTCCTTTGTCGGCGGCGCCTCGCTCTCCGTCATCAAAGGCGACCTGTTCGCCTCCGATGACCCTCTCGTGAAGAAGCACCCGACGCTCTTCGGCCCCGCCGAGGTCAGGCGTTCGGTCCCCGGTCCCCGCATCGAACAGGCCACCGCGGCCCCCGGCGAGAAGCGAGGCGCATGATGGGCTACACCCTGACGAACACCGCCGCCACGACGGCAGCGGTCGCTGACCGGATCGTGACCTCCGAGAACATGAAGCTCGGCGCGTACACGATCGCCAACGCCTCGCCAGTCTGGGCGGGCGGCGCCCTGATCACCGTGACGCACACCGAGGTCGGTGGCGGCGTGGACACCCTGGGCACCATCGTGGTGGTCGGGAAGGATCTCGCCGGCCAGACGATCACCGACACCATCACGCCGCTCAATGGCACCGTGGCGACCGGCACGAAGATATTCCGATCCGTCACGTCCGTGACCGGCGTCGGCTGGCTCATCGGCGTCGGCATCGACACGATCACCGTCGGCGTCGCCGCGGGCAACTACGTCTGCGGATCTGGCGGTTCCCTCGGCGGCATCCTCGTGAACAACTCGGTCGCGGCGACCATCGTGGTGAGCCACGCCGGGGGCACCATCCTGACCGTCCCGGCCTCGGCCGCGGCGGGCACCTATTACAACCTCGGCGGCGTGGACTTCAGCGGATGGCTGAAGGTCGCCACCACGAACACCAACGACGTGACCGTGTTCCACACGCCGACCCTGCCATCCACCTACGCGATGTAGCCGATGCGCGTCGTCTGCGGCTGGTGCGCTCACGCCACGCCCCGAGGCCGATGTGACTACTGCGGGCGCGACCCGGTGGTCCCATGGCTTCAGCGTGGCGCAGCGCCACCGGCCGCGGACCACGACGCCGGGGAGGGCCGGCCATCACTGGAGCCCCGCGAGATCCGTGCCCGATACGACGACGCCCGCGCCGCCCTCATGGCAGCCGGACGCGAGCCGACCATCGAGGCCATCGCCGAGCGGCTCGACCGAAGTCCCAGGACTGTGCGCGCATGGAAGCAGCGCTTTGACCTGTGATGTCTGCCGCTTCTCAGCCTAGAAACCGCCACGCCCCCACGCAAGGATGTAGACGATGACGACGGCAATCGGTTCCTACGCGACACTCGCGGGCGTGAAGGCTCGGCTGTCGGGCACGATGGACTCGGCCGACGACACCCTGCTCGGGACGCTCTGCGACCAGGTGAACCAGTTCATCGAAAGCCCGCAGGGCTGCGGCCGGGTCATCGCCCCGCGGCCGGTCGGATCAGGCGTCGCGTCGGCGAACGAGATCCAGTCCGTCACGCTCGCGAAAGCGGGCGGCTCCGTCACGGGCGGGACGTGGACGCTCACGTTCAACGGGAGCACGACCACGAACCTCGCGTGGAACATCACAGGCGCCGATCTCCAGGTCGCGCTCCGGCTGCTCGCCACCATCAACGGAGCGAACGTCACGGTCACCGGCGACGGCCCCTACGCGGTGGAGTTCATCGGCGAGCTCGCCGGGCTGGCGCAGACGCTGATGACGGCCGATGCCTCCGATCTGACCGTCGCCCCCTGCACCGCCACCGTGGCCCTCGTCTCGACGCCGCAGACGGCGCTCTATTACTTCGATGGCGACGGTGGCCGGACGCTTTACGTCGACCACCGCGGCATCGCCGAGCTGGCGATCGCCACGCAGACGGGCGGGAGCTACACGGTCCTCGCGGCCACGGACTATTTCAGCCGTCCGCTCCCGCAGTCCCGCGATCCCGGCTGGCCTGCGACGCGTATCGAACTGTCGGACGTGGGCAGCTACTGGTACTTCCCGGTGGGCTACTCCACCGTGCGTGCGAAGCTGGTGCTCGGCTGGCCGGCCATCCCCGATGACATCATCGCCGTCGCCGAGGTCGCCGTCGTGCGCGCCTGGCACGCCCGCCAGAGCGGCCAGACGGACATCGTCGGAACCGACGAGACGGGCGCCCCGATCGTGTCGCGCTACATCCCGGCGGCTGACTGGATGACGCTGAAGGCGTACCGCGTGGCGCCGCCCGTCGGATGAACCTCCTAACGATCGCCGACGCGCTGGCCGCCCGGTTCGCTCCGGGCCTCGTCACCCCGCCCGCCGGCCGAAAGAACATCACGGCGGCCACGGCCCGCCCGCCGAACGCGATCCCGAACACACCCTACGTCGTGGCCTGGGCCGACTCGGGCGAGGTGACGTTCCCGCCGGGCCAGATGCAGGGCGAGCACGAGTTCAAGGTGACGTTCTATTACAGCAAGAGCGAGGCCGACATCCCGCGCGAGTACGCGGCGCTCCTAGATTGGGTCGGCGTCCTGCTCGCCCGGCTGGCCGGCCAGACGCAGCTCGGCGTCACGGGCGTCAAGAAGGCGATCCCGATGCGCTGGGAGATCGGCACGGCCATCTACGCCGGGGTCACCTACGAGGCGATCATCATCACCGTTCACGTCTGGACGGAAGACAACGTGACGCTCACGCCATGAGCGTCTTTCACATCTCCAAGGCGGTCGGCGTCGACGTGCGGGGCATCCCCGAAGTACAGGCTGCGCTCGGGAAGATGGAGGGGCCGGCCGCGAAGAAGATGCTGCAGGCGGCTACCTCTGCGGGCGGCAAGATCCTGAAGAAGAGCGTGCAGGCCGAGGCGCCACGGGGCGCGACCGGCAAGCTCCGGCGCTCCGTCTCGGCCCGAGCCGTGAAGGCGAAGAGCCGCCCCGGCACCGTCATCTCGCCACGTCCGAAGGTCGCGTTCTACCGGCACATGGTCATCGGCGGGACGAAGGACCACGGGCCGCGCAACCCGGCCAACCGTTTCCTGATCTTCAAAGGTCGGGGCGGCGAGAACGTCATGGTCCCGCGCGTCAAGGGCAATCCTCCCAACCCATTCGTCTCCCGCGGCTTCGACCGCGGCCAGGCGGCCGCGATGGCCGCGCTAGAGAAGGTGGTCGACGACTACCTGGACAGCCTGTAGGAGGCCACCGTGAGCGAAGCCGTCTTCAACATTCTGCAAGTGGCGCAACAGTCCGCCGACGTGACGGGCGTCGCGGCCAAGGCGCTCTTCCCGGTCGACGCCGGGGCCGTGATCGACGAGGACCGCTCGCCCACGTCGCCTGACGAGGACTACGGTGAGAACGCCATCGGTCAGCCCGGCCGCGGCACCTACGGACTCCGCGGCTCGACCCTCAGCGTCGCCGGCGAGGTCCGGGCCGAGGACATCATCGAACTGCTCTCCATGCACGCGAAGGGCGGCGTCACCCCGACCGGGGGCGCCGGCGCCTACGTCTGGACGTTCCCCTACGATCTGACCAGCGACACCCTGAAGCGCTACACGATCGAGGGTGGCGTCGTCGGCGTGGCGAATGACCAGTGGCGGGCGGTCGGTTGTCTCTGCAACTCGCTGGAGCTCGGCTTCGATGCCCTGACCGCTCCCGGCAACGCGCCGTGGCGGTTCAGCGCTGACATCCAGGGGCTCTTCCGCGAGCGCTCCGACCTGACAGCCTCGCAGGATCCGTACCCGTCCCTCGAGACGTTCGAGGGCCACATGACCAGCCTGTACGAAGGCGCGACCGGAACGGCCTACTCCTCGCTCGCACACGCGGTCTCGTCGCTCAAGTCCTTCAAGGTCACGTCTGAGCTGAACCTCGCCCGCCGGGCCTACGGCGGCTCCGTCGACTACGCCGCGGGCTGGGGCTACGCGGGCCGCAAGGCCGTGAACTTCACGGCCGAGCTCGCCATCAACGCCACCACGCACCCCGATGTGTCGGACGTGTACGAGACGGCCGGCTCGCTGATGACCGAGCGGCGCTGGCGCATCCTCGCCCGCGGCTCGCGGCTCACCACGCAGAACGAAGTCCAGACGTTCACGACCGACGCGGACGGCGGGACGTTCACCCTCAGCTTCGAAGGCGCCACCACCGGGTCGCTCGCATACGACGCCACCACCGGGACCGTCCAGACGGCGCTTCGCGCGCTGCCGACCATCAACGGAGCGAACATCACCGTGACCGGAACGCCGGGCGCGTGGGTGCTCACCTTCGGCGGGACGCTCGCGAACGCGCCGCAGCTCCTCATCCAGTACAGCGACGCACTCCTGACCCTGACCGCGAGCGTGCCGACGAGCACGCTTGTCCGCACCACTCCGGGCGGGCAGCTGAAGACGCTCACGATCGACGGCCGGGTGCGCTTCCACACCGTCAACATCGGCAACCTCGACGGCGAGCGGGTGTTCGCGGTGGAGGGGATCTACGTCAAGGATCCGACCGCGAACAGCGGCACCGGGACCGACCTCCAGATCGCCGTCCTCAACGGCATCGCCACGCAACTCACGGTCGTCTGATGGTCGCCGAGCCGGTGCCGATCGTCCCGCAGGACGACGGCAACTTCACGAGCGACGCCACGACGACCGTCGTCCTCGGCGAGTGCCGGTGTCCCGGCCGGCCGCACGACGAGGACACGGCCGAGGTGCTGTTGGAGCTCCCCTGGGAGACGCTGGTCGACGTGGGCCTGCTCTCCGGGGCGGCGGCCTACCGGCGGCTCATCACGGGCGCGCTGGTGGCGTGGAACCTGACGGACGCGCAGGGCGAGCCGGTCCCGCTGGCGGAGTTGTCGCGCCTCCGTTACGACCGGCTCGACCCGATCGCCGACGCTGTGAACGCGGCCTACCAGCGGGCGCAGGCGCCACTCCCAAACGCGTCTGGCGCTCCATCTCGTCGCTCGCGACGGGAGAGCGCCTCTGTGAACCCGACGATCCGACCGCGCGCGAAGCATACGAGGTAGAGCTGATGCGGATCACGGGCTGGACGGTGCCCGAGCTGCGGGCCGCGCCCGCCCGCGTGGTCCGCGCGCACTTCCTCCGCATCTTCGTCGGGCTCGCGTGGAACCCGGCACTAGCCGAGGCTGCCGCGGGGCCACCTCCCCCTCGCGGCAACTTCGGCTCCATCGGTGACTACGCCGAGGCGAGGCGCGCGAAGGCGCGGGCCGTGGAGGCGCAACAGGTCATCGAACGGGCGCTCTGGCCGGAGGACGACTGATGGCGTCGAAGGAACTCAGCATCCTCCTGCTCGCGAAGGACATGGCGTCCAAGACGATCGGGAAGGTCAGCAAGGAGATCACCGGGCTCGACAAGGCGGGCCGCACCGCGAGTCGGGGGCTGGCGAACCTTGGGGCCAACCTCGCGAAGATCGGCGCCGTCGCGGCCGTCGGGCTGGGCGTGGCGGTCAAGTCCGGCCTGTCGAGCCTGGCCGAGCTGGAGTCTGCCGTCGCGTCCGTCGAGGGCGCGATCGTCCAGATGGGCCTCACCGGCCAGGTCACCGGCGCACAGGTGGCGACGTGGGCCAACGAAATCGAAGCGGCGACCGGTGCTGCCTTCGATGACAAGGCCATCACGCAGGCCACGTCGACCCTGATTCGCTTCGGCAAGGTCACCGAGTCCAACATTCGCCCGGCGATGGAGATCATCACTGACCTCGCCACGAAGACGGGCGATGTCGAGAGCGCGGCCACGCTGCTCGCCAAGGCGCTCGCCGATCCGACGAAGGCCGCCGGGAAGCTCGCCCGCTCGGGCGTCATCCTCACGAAGTCGCAGCAGGACCAGATCAAGGCGTTCACTGAGGCCGGCGACGCGGCGGCGGCGCAGAAGGTCATTCTCGACTCGCTGGCCGAGACGACGAAGGGCGCCGCGCTCGCATCGCAGGGACCGTACAAGCGGGCCATGTCTGTGCTCGCGGACGTGACCGAGGATGCCCAGCGGGCGCTCGCCGAAGGCTTCCTGCCCGTGCTCGAAAAGCTCGCCGGGAAGCTCTCGACGGCGCTGGCGAACCCGAAGGTCATGGCGAACATCCGCGAGTTCGGCAAGGGGCTGGCGTCCGGGCTCGACTCGCTCATCTCCATCGCTGAGAAGCTGCCCTGGGGCGCGATCGGCGACTCGCTGAAAGTCGCCGGGGCCGGTGCCAAGGCCGTGCTCGGCGCCTTCGTCGCCCTGCCGCCGTGGGTGCAGACGGCCGTGCTCACCGGCTGGGGGCTGAACAAGCTCACGGGCGGGGCGCTCGGCTCTCTCGTCGGGCAGCTCGCGGGCGGGCTCATCAAGGGCGTGCTCGGCATCCAGGCGGGCGTCGTCAACGTCACGGGCGGAGTGGTCAACGGGCCGGGCGGCATCGGCGGCAAGGGCGGTCTCCCTGTCGGGGCTCTGCCCGGCGTCGGTGGAGCCGTGGCGGCCGTCGGCGGCGGAGCCGCCCTAGCCGCGGCCGCTGGCACGGCCGCGGCGCTCGTCGCCGGAGGGGTCGCTCTTTACAAGGGCTACGAACTGCTGGAGGGCGCCCGCACCGAGGAGGCCAAGAACCGGCCGGTCGGCCCGCGCGGCAACCTCCGGGGCTTCACGGACGCCGAGCGCGAGGCCCGCAATACGACCGCCGCGGTCGACAGCCTGAAGTCCGAGACGACGGCGATCCTGACCCGCGTCAACTCGTCGGTCACGGCTGGCGACTCCCGCACGGCGGGCCGCATCGACTCGCTGAACGCGGCCATCCGGGCAATCAAGATCCAGCCGAAGATCACCGTCCCGGTCTACGTCACCTCTACCGTGAGCGTGCGGAACACCCGCGTCGCCACGGCCGTCTCGGCCCGCTACGGCGGCTCCAACCGGATCTATGAGCCATGAGCCTCACCTACACCTACGATGGCGCAGCGGTCACGCACAATGCCGCGCCGTCCGGGCTGAACGTCACCCACCGCGCCGACGGGGAGGCATCCTTCGGCGGCATCCCGTTCGAAGATCCGACCGCGACGCTGGTGGTCGTCGGCCACAAGCTCGTCACCGTCGAAGAGGACGAGTGCGCGCAGCCGCGCCTGTTCACCGGCTTCACGACCGAGCGCGGCATGGGCCGCTCGCTCGACGAGGGACTGTTCGTCGGCCCTAACCCGCGGCTCGTCGACATGACCGTGGTCGACATGAATGCGGCACTCGGCTTCCGGCAGATCACCGGGAGCGATGGCAACCGGCCCGCCGAGACGTGGGCCGACCGGCTGACGTGGATCCTCGAGTCGGACTACCTCAACGAGTTCATTTCGTCCGATCAGACGTGGATCGTCACGAACACGACGAGCATCGAGGCGGCCGACTACCGAGGGGCCTACGCCACGGCGGTGCTCGACGACCTAGTGGATCGGTCGGGCGGGGCTTACGTCTACTACGTCTTCTGGGACACGGCCGCGAGCGAGACGAGGCTGTTCTTCGATAATGACGTGGAGACGATCGGCCCCGCGGGGGTGTCAATCAGTAACGTCGACGCGGACGTTGACGGTGCCACAGTCTTCGCCCCGACGACGACCTCCAAGCTAGCCCGCGAGCCGGACCAGACGTACAGCGACGTGACGGTCGTCTACGATCGCGGGGCGAAGAAGCTCTACCGCTACCGCGCGTCGACGGCCACGACCTACGTCCGGCGCGGTACCGAGATCAGCCGCCCCTACACCCGCGGCCTCGCCACCGCCACCGCCCAGGCCGAGGCGTGGCTCGACAAGCACTCGGTCGAGGTGGACCGCATCACCTGCTCGATCCAGGTGCCGGCCGACTCGGTGGGGCTGATCCAGGCGGGCCAGTCGATCGACGTGCGGTTCAGTCATCTGCCGGGCTACGAGAGCGCCAGCTTCACGACCATGCGGATCGTGAGCTACAGCCCGAAGCCGACGAACGACCTGGCGACGCATTACGACGTGGCGCTGGAGCTCGTGGGCGCCCGCCCCGTCGTCGAAGAGGGCTGCGACTGTCTGGAGGGTGACGACGGCACACTGGCGACGGGCGATCTTGCGTACAGCGTGCGGTCACAGGAGTTCGGCCCGCTTCACGTCCCGGCTCACTGCTCCGTGACGATCACGCGGTTCGACTGGACCGAATACACGAACCCTGGCAACCCGAGCCTCGATCCGCCATGCCGCATCTCGGCTAGCTTCCTCGACACCGATCCGAGCCAGTTCTCGCTGTCCGATCCCAAGTACGCGACGTTCTCGGGCAACGACACCAACATCAAGGTCACCCACGGCGCGGACCTTGGCAGTGATCCTCTCGCTGAATCCGCCCCCGGCAATGGCTTCACGTTGGACCCCAGTGGCGGCGACGCGATGGATCCGCCGAACCTCGGCTATGCCCTGTCGGGAATGCTGATCGAGAACGCATCCGACGACGACTTCGAGTTCACCATGCTGGTGAAGAGCAACCCCTATTTCGAGTCCGTCGGGAACTACTCGATCACGGCGACATACATCTGCGGCGAACCGGCCGTCGAGGATGAGGAGATCGACCTCGGACCCACGCCCGGCGCCACGACGACGCACACCGTCGACCCGACCGTCGACGACGACGAGACGCTCGGCTTCGGGACGCCGGGGATGATCTGGGTCAACACGACGGACGGTGGCGTATTCGTGCTGGTCGACGGCACGGACGGGGCTGCCGTTTGGACCGAAGCGAGCCCCATCGCGGGCACCGTATACGCGCCCACGAATGCCGACTACCTCGTCGGCACGGCGCAGGGTGGGCTCTCGGACGAGATCGTCGTCGGCACCACGCCTGGCGGCGAGTTGGGCGGGACGTGGGCCAGTCCGACGGTGGATGCGACGCATTCCGGGTCGGCACACCTAGCGCTCGGCTCCACTTCGAGCACGGCGGCGGCCGGCGACCACTTGCACGCGGGCGTCTACGTCGGCGAGCTGCTCATGCAGGACGGCGTGACGAGTCCGCCCGTGCCGATCGAAAACGAAGCCGGCGATGACTGGCTCTATGCCGACTAGGAGGCCGTAATGGCAAAGGCAAGCGACAACGCCTTCCCCTCGATCCTCATTACCGAGGGCACCGAGCCGTCCGCGCCGGCCGCCGGCAAGCAGCGGCTCTACATCGACTCGTCAACGCACAAGTTGAAGCGGACCGACAGCAGCGGCACCGACGTGACGATCGAGGCGACGGCCGGGGCTCTCAACAAGTACGACGCCACGGCCGCCCCTGCCGTGACCGACGACTCGGGGGACGGCTACTCGGTCGGCTCGATCTGGATCGACGTGACCGGCGATGACGCCTACATCTGCGTGGATGCGTCGGTGGGGGCTGCGGTCTGGAACCCTTTTGAGGCGGCCGGTGTAGGAGATCCGCTCTACTCCTATGACACGCTGTTCACCGGCTCTTCACTCCCGAGCGGCTGGGCATTCACCGGCTCCGGCACTTGCGTCGTGTCGGGAAACAAGGCGACCGTCACGAGCGGGGCCCACAAGGACCGGCTCATGTACGACTTCACGCCGGACGGCCAGTACCTAATCCAGATGCACGTCACGAACCTGTCCGGCACCGGCGGGATGCCCTCGCTCGTCGTGCTCGACACGAACGGGGATGGCTGGGGCACCGGGCCGTACAACGACAGCGTCACCTACACCTGGGTCATCGACAACTACGGCTACACCGGGAACACGGGCGGGAACTCGGCGAGCCCAACGCTGACCGATGTCTGGTTCCAGCTCTACGTCGTGGCCGGGATCGTCGTCGCAGCGGGCTTTTCGGCGGACGGCTCGACATGGACGCGGCTCAACTGCGCGACGACGACCAGCCTGACGATGACGCAGTTCGGGATCTGCCAGATCTACACCGCGGCCAGCATGGTCGCGGAAGTCGTCCAGGTCCGCTACTGCGCTCCCGTCTGATCGGCAGACACCCACACCGAAGGAGGCTCGACATGGCTCAGGCAATCGTCATCCGCGAAGACCAGAAGGCAAGCGTCGCGCTCGGGATGCTCTACTCGGACGGCTCGGTCCAGCAACTCGGGTTGCTCTTCAACTATGCCTTCGACCCGGAGGGCATCGCCACGCTCGCCGTTGGCAGCCCTACCTTCATCGTGGCGTCGGCACCCGGAACGACGGTGCTCACCCTGTCGGACATCAACCGCACCTTCTCGGAGGACGTACAGGTGACGGTCACGGCCGGCCCCCCCGTCGTCGTCCCCGTCGGCCTGTCCATCGTCTTGGGCGCGCCTGAGCCGAAGTGACAGCCTAGTTGTCACAGCCCCGCGCCATCCTGCGGCATAACCCCGGACGGAAGTACCAGCGTTTGCCCCTTGACAATGTATAACGCCCCGCGTAGGCTTCGGGCATGGGAGACGCACCGCAGACGCCACTCCGCCAGATCCGTCTCGCCGCAGGGCTAACCTTGCGCGAGGTCGCGCGACGGAGCGGGGTCAACCCTGGGCGGCTGTCCATCATCGAACGGGGCGTGCCGCCGACCATCGACGAGGCCAGCCGCATCCTTGCGGCGCTCCAGGTCGAGGTCGTCCCAAAGGGAGACGCCGCATGACTCGCCAGATCCTCCTCCGCCAGTTGGCCGAAGCCCGCGAGATCGGGGACCGCGCCGCCGTGACGATGCTGCTGGCCCGCATTAAGGCCGAGGAGCGCCGGAACACGGCTGCCGCCCTGTCCGCCCGTCCTGGTGGCTTGGCGGGCCGCGTGGGGCCAACGGGGCCGCTTTCCGAGCTGGAGCTGCTGTACCGCTTCGGCCGCTGATCCCCCAACGGCAAAGCCAAGGGAGAACGCATGGCACGCACCATCAAGGCACCCGTAGCGGTCGGCCTCTGCCGGGACGAGTACCACCGCTACTTCTGGAACGGGGAGGGGCCGCTCGTCTCCCCGACGACCGTCGCGAAGGTCATCTACTCGTACCCGCTGGAGCGCTGGAAGCTCGAAGGCGTCGCCCGTCGAGCGATCCGCGACCACGACCTCATCACCGTCCTGCGCGAGCGCGGCGACGAAGAGGCAGCGATCCGGCTCCTGCTCGACTCCAAGGATGAGTCGACGGCAGCCCGTGACCGCGGCACCGCCTTCCATGCCTGGGCCGAAGTGGTCAACCGCGACGAGCCGGCCATCGCGCCCGAGGGGCTCGAGGGAGAGGTCTTCGGCTACCTCCGCTGGCGGGATGCCGCGAAGCCCGAATGGCTGGCCGTCGAGTCGCTGGTGGCGAGCCTCAAGTACCGCTATGGCGGAACCCTCGACGGTATCTGCCGGCTCGACGGCCAAGTCTGGCTGATCGACGTGAAGACCTCCAAGAGCGTCGCCGACAAGAACGGCGCGGTCTGGAAGGACTACCGCCTCCAGCTCTCGGCCTACGCGAACGCCGAGTTCATCGGGCGCCCCAACGATCCCAAGAAGTACCGCATCCCTCCGATCGAGCGCTTCGGGATCGTCCATGTCACCGCGTCGGAGACGCGGCTGGTGGAGGCGCGGGTGACGCGCTCCGACTGGCTCGCCTTCCTCCAGGCGCTTGCCCTCCAGCGATGGATGAAAGAGGAGACCGCCGCGTGAGCCTGACCTGCCCGTACTGTCACCAGCCCTTCACCCTCTTCGCGGTGTCGATCCCGGCGGCAGCCGCCGCGACCACCGTGCCCGAGCCGACCCCCACGACGCCGTGGCTCTGCCCGGTCCATCGCACCTCCAAGATCGTGCCGGCGGGAACCTCGCGGGCCACCGGCAAGACCTATACGGCCTTCTGGGCGTGCACCGAGCGCGACTGCCAGCAGCGCCCGCCCCGCGGCTACCCGGTGCCGCTCGGCGCCCCGGCGTCCGTCGCCCCTGAGCCGTTCCCCGAGACGAGCGGGCTGGAAGAGCTGATCTGATGAAGCCCTCCACCCGCCAAGTGCTCGCACTCCTGCGTGAGCAGGGCGTCGACGGCGTGACCCCGGCGCTCGCCCTGTCCGAAGTCGGCACCATGCGGCTCGCCGCCCGGATCGCCGAGCTGCGGGCCGAGGGCCACGACATCGTCAACGTCGGCTGGACGACGCCGACGGGCAAGCACGTCGCCCGGTACGTCCTCCGTGAGCGCCAGCAGTTGACGCTCGGAGTGGCGTCGTGAGCCGCCTTGCGCGCTTCTGGTACCTCGTCGGCCATACGCCAGTCGGCACCGATGACGTGGCCGTCTGGTCAGACAACCTGGAGCCGATCGAAGCACGCCGCGTCGGCAACACGCAGATCGGCGACGTGAGCGTATCGACCGTGTTCCTCGGCGTTGACCACGAGTTCTACGGCGGCCCGCCGCTCCTGTTCGAGACGATGATCTTCGGCGGCCCGCAGGACGAGTTCTGCGAGCGGTACTCGACGTGGGAAGAGGCCGAGGCCGGGCACGCCCGCATCGTCGCCGCCGTTGAGGCGGGAGAGGTGGCGTCGTGACCACGCCCCTGCGCCCGTGCGGCCGGGAGCGGTGCCGACTCTGCAACCCCCGGCCCATCCACGACGAGCCGCGAGACACCCTGCCGATGCTGCTGCTCTCGGCGGCCATGCTCGTCCTGCTCGGCATCTTCGCGTTCGTCCTGCTGCCGGTACTCGTCCTGTGAAGCCGGCCTGCATGACTGTCGACGAGTGGGCCATCTGGACTGAAGCCAACGACAAGCTCTGGGGCGTCCTGCGTTCCGAGTCGCCCTGCCGGGACTGCACGCCGCTCTTCCACCGCGACATGGTGGCGGGCGGCATGTGCGACGGCGTGCCCCTGCCAGGCGAGCGGCTGTCGGCCAAGGCGGGGCCGAAGTTTCAGTACCACGAGCACACCTACGCCGAGCTGAAAGAGATGCGGGCGGCATACAGCCGCTTCGGCGCGCCGCCGTCGCTGCTCGTCGAGATCCGGCGGGCGTACTTCCGCGAGCGCGACAGGGATCGCCGGCGGGTGACGGCATGAGCAAGTTGAGTCTCGGGGTGGAGAAGGCCGCGGCTCGTCACGAACTTATCGCCCGCCCAGACGTAGCCATCGGAACCGTGATTGACCTTCGCATCCCTGACAGCATCCCCGTCCTGACGGGCGTGCTCGACAGCCTCGGCGGCGCGATCGCCAAGGGCGGCTGGTGGACGGCCGCCGCGGTGTACGCGTGGACGGAGCCGCAGCAGGGCAAGCGAACGGACCTCGTCGGGATTCCGACGAAGTTGAGCCTCTCCGACTTCGCTGACTTGCGCGTTCGCGGACTCCGCGGCCGCGAGGAAGTGGGCAAGTACCGCGGCAAGTGGGAGCGGGCAATCGAGTTGGGATGGGCGCGCCCAGTCGCCCCCGGAGACGACGTTGGGCTTCCTGAGCAGGACTTCGACGACCCGGAGCTTGACCCCGGCGGCATGGCCCACGTCGGGCAGAACAGCGGCGAGAACGAGTGGTACACGCCCGCCGCCTACATCGCGGCGGCCCGCGCCGTCATGGGCGGCATCGACCTCGACCCGGCGTCCACGCTCGTCGCCAACGAAGTCGTCGGAGCGACGGCCATCTTCACGGCGGAAGACAACGGGCTGGAACAGCCGTGGCGGGGCTGCGTATGGATGAACCCGCCATACGCCCAGCCGCTCGTCGGCCAGTTCACATCGAAGCTCGTCGAGGAGTTCACCCACGGCAACGTCGAGCAGGCGTGCGTTCTGGTGAACAACGCGACCGAGACGGGCTGGTTCCAGCCGGTCGCTCTCATCGCCTCGGCCATCTGCTTCCCGGCTGGGCGCGTGAAGTTCTGGCACCCGGAACGCGAGTCCGCGCCGCTGCAAGGGCAGGCCGTCCTATATCTCGGCGCGGCCGTCGAGTCCTTCCACGCCGAGTTCAGCGGCTTCGGATTCACGGTGACGAGATGACAAGTTCGCGGCTTCAGAAGCGCCCGACGTGTGGGCAGCACTGGCCCGACGACGACGAGCACGCGACTCGCGCGTTCGGCTGGGTGGATCCCCTGCCACGGAAGATCACCGTGAGCAACATCGACGGCATCATCCATGACGGCGCGACGGGGATCGACCGCTTCCTTGTCCTAGAGTCGAAGCACCTGAGCGAGCCCGTCAAGCCCGGCCAACTGCGGCTGCTGAAGGCGCTGGCCGCCGTCCCCAACTTCGCTGTCCGCATCCTGCGGGGCACGCCCGAGATGATGGTGAAGGAGACGGTGACGCCCGAGGGTGTCTTCGGCGCCGAGTCCATGACCGCTGCTGCTGCCCGAGCGGGCATCGTCCGCTGGATCGACCCCGCGTATCCCGTTGAGGTTCGCACCAGCGTCGCCCCGTCCGCGGGCCGGTTCGATCCCTTCGACGAGCTGGACGTGGATTGGCCAGCATGAGCCGCGAGGACGGCTTCGACGTGGCCGACGTGGCGACCGGCCACCTGGACGACCCCAAAGTCAAGGCGCTCTGGCGGGCTGTGGCGCCCGACCAGGACCGCATGAGCCGCGCCCTGACGCTGCACCTGTCCGTCCTGCTCGCCTCGTGGCGGCAGGGTGCCCGCGTCACCGTCGCCGAAGCCGTGCCCGTGTGGCTCGACCCGGACGCGGAGCTGGTGGCGACGTTGCAGGCCGTCGGCCTGCTCGACAGGACCGGGAAGTTGCCGACGCGCTCATGGAAGGGCTGGTTTGGGCCGGCGTGGGAGCGCCGGGAAGCCCGCCGGGAGGCTGGACGGCTCGGCGGCATGCGCTCCGGGACGGCTCGGCGAAGCAATGCTGAAGCACCGCTTGAAGCCATGCGAAGCAATGCTGAACCCGACCGGCCGACAGGCCGGTCCGTCCGTACCGTCCGACAGGACCGTCCGTCGCGCGAGAACGTGCCGTCAAACGGCACGAAGAGCGACGGAATGACGGCCGTCCGCGAGACGGTGGCGGCGCTGGGGCTGGCGAAGTGACCGACCTAGACCGCCTCCCGTTCCATGACGGCCACGAGTCCCCGCCCACGCCCAACGGCGCGAAGGGCGCGAAGCCCTGCAAGCACCACCACCTCCTGCGCCGTTTCGTCGTCACGGACTTCGCGACGCACCCCGTCACGGGCTACAGCGAGTGCGGTCGGTGTCATGCGCGGCTCGACCCTACGGCCGCTCGCCGTGGCCGCAGTTCGGACCGGCTCGGGAAGGACCAGGAACGGCGGATCGAACGGGTCTACGGCCCCCGGAAGGTGGGCGAGTACGGCGATGCCGTCGACCATCTCGGCCAGGACTTCAAGTGGCAGGCGAAGGCCACCCGGAAGGAACCGCCGAAGTGGCTGGCCGCGATCACCGAACCGACGTGGCTGGCGATCGTGCCGAAGTCCGTCCTCGACCCGATGGCCCACATGAGTGGGATCGGCGGGATGCGCCGGCCGCTGGTGATCCGATCCTACGTCCACCAGGGGGTGCCGACCCGCGACTGGCTGTTCCTGATCTGGCACGACTGGTACCGCCTTCATGGCGGCGACCCGCATGGCTACGGCTACATCGTCATGCCGGGCTCGGCGTTCCTCGAGCTCCACGGGCCGGACGCGGCATGACCCGCCCGGTCCTGCTCGACCTGTTCTGCGGTGCCGGTGGAGCCGCAGTCGGCTACCACCGTGCAGGCTTCGACGTGATCGGCGTGGACATCAGGCCGCAGCCGCACTACCCGTTTGAGTTCATCCAGGCGGACTGGGAGGAACCCCTCTGGACCCTGCCCGGATTGTGGGAACGCGAGGGTCGGCCCTACGCCATCCACGCCTCACCGCCATGCCAGGCGTACTCGACCATGACGAAGCGTTGGGCGCGATCCGACGAACACCCCGATCTTATCGGCCCGGTGCGCGAGCACCTAGAGGCCATCGAAGCGCCGTTCGTGATTGAGAACGTCGTCGGGGCGCCGCTGGTCGACGCCACGATGCTCTGCGGCTCGATGTTCGGACTCGGGGCTGAGGGCTTCCAGCTTCGGCGGCATCGCCTGTTTGAGCCGCACGGCTTCGACCTCTGGCCGCCGGCCGGCTGCAATCACGAGGGCCAGGCGCTCCCGGTCTATGGGCACCCCGGCGGGTCGTCGAAGCGCGACGGGCTAAAGTTCCCCGGCACGTCGGCATGGAGGGCCGGCATGGGCATCGACTGGATGACCACGCCGGAACTCACCGAGAGCATCCCGCCAGCGTTCACGGAATGGGTCGGCGCGCCCCTGCTCCGGGCCGCTCAGGACGCGATCGGTGTCCTGTTCGCCGGAACCGTCGGGGACTTCCTCGACGAGCTGGGCGCATGACGACGCCCCGGACGCCCCAGCGACTCGGCGCGGTAGCGCTCGACCTCGCCCGGCGTGACGACCCACGTCTTCCCGACGAGCGTGGCGCGCAGCCGTCCGTTGCGGACCTGAGAACGCAGAGTGGCGGGCGACACCCCGAGGGATGCGCCCGCCTGAGCGAGTGTGATCTCGCGCATCGGTCAGAAGCCCCGCACCATCCGGCGGGTCGTCTCCTGGTTCTCGCGCATCGTCCGGTCCTGGAGGGCTCGGTACTCAGCGGCGGCCTTGCGGTCGGCATCGGCTGCGGCGCGCATTCGGGCTTCCGTCGTGGTCGGGGTCTGCTCGGTGGTCTTCATGCCAGCAATCTACACGGTAGCGCGCAGTTTGTCAAGTGGGCAATCGCATGACCGCCCTCGTCGCCGCGGCCATGCTCGCCGACCTCCTCACCTTCGCCGCCGTCATCGAAACCGTCGGCATCGGCGCCGAGCAGAACCCCGTCATGGCGAGCGGCTACACCCAGGGCGGCATCGTCGCCGTCGCCGCCCTCAAGCTCACCGCCCTCGCCGCCATCGTCCTGCTCGTCGCCCGCGTCCGCCGTCCCCGGCTGCGCGTCCTCGCGGCGGGCATCGCCATCGTCGTCGGCGTGACGGGCGCCGCGAGCAACGTCACCGCCTGGGCGCAGACGTCGGGACAGGGCAACCCGGCAGCGGGCGGAGCAGGTGCGGCGGTCGCTGCGGGACCGGCCGAGGTCGATCCCGCAGTTGACGCATCGGCTCATCTACTCGCCCTCGGGGACCGGACCCCACTGCTCCAGCCATTTGCCGGTGCGGCGGTAGTAGCGGAGGCGGACAGCGTCGTTGCGAGCCTGCCGCCGGTCCTCTCGAGCCGCGGACCACTCGGGATGGGCCTTGTCGGCGGCCGTCCAGAGCCGCAGGGCGCGGGCGCGAGCGGCCTTCCTGGTCGAGTGCTCGACGACGCGGACCGGCTTCCACTGCGTGACCTTGGCCGTGCCGGACCGGGCGCCTGGGCCGTAGGGCTGGTAGATGCCGCTCGCGTACTTGCCTTCGGCGAGCGTCTCGGTTGTCCAGAAGAACATCGCGCCGTCTGGCGACTGCCAGTAGCGGTAGCGCGGTTGGCGAGCGGGCGTGAACAGGGCACGGAGTGTCGGGTCGCTGTTGACGAAGCTCGCGAGGTCCTCTTGGAACGATGCCATGGCGTCTCCCTTCTGTTGCGGTTGTCTACACTAAGCGTAACACCACTGTCAAATCTACATGCAAGTCTGCACCGGTCGTCGGCGGCAGCTTCGACTCCCCGAGCTGCGCTGGAGAGCATCCCGGCTGTCTCCCGGCCGGTTGGGCAGGTCACCCTCGATGATCCAGCGCAGCTCGGGCAGCCGGACCAAGCGAAAGCGGTCATCCCGGCGCCCGACGACCGGCCCAAGGGTCCCGGTCGGATCACACCACCTCGGCCGGCGATCGGGATACGGCCCGCGCCGACCGAGGAGCCCCGCACCGCGCTAGTCCTGCGGGGCATCGCTTCCTTCGTCGGCCCCGGCTACGGGCCGCGCTACCTCGCCCTGCCGGACGGCCCCGGCGTCACCGTGTACATCTGCGGCCCCGTGGCGTGCGTGGTGCGGACCTCGACCGACGCCGGACCCGACCTCGCCATGCAGCGTGCCGGCCGCGTGGCCGACCTGTCGTTCGCGGACTTCCGGCGAGTCTGCGGCTGTGACCCGTGGGCCGTGGGGCTGGTCCGCGTCACCGTCGCGCCCATCCCCGCCCCGCCCGTGACCAGCACGAAGGAGACGCCATGACCGACTTTGCCAAGGGGATGCTCGCAGGAGGCGCCGCGGTGGCGATCGGCGCGGTAATGGCAACCCTTCTCGCGCTGGTGCTCCGATGACCGACAACGGCATCGCCCCGATCCACGACCGGCGCGACGAGGAGCCGATCCGTCGTTGGGAAGATCGCTGCGACTTCATCGCGCCAACCGGGACCATCGCCCCGGACCTCATCTGTGATAGGCCACGCGGCCATGCGGGGATGCACACGGGCAGACTGGTGCGGGACCGGCGCGTCGTGGGCTACGGGAGGCTCCGATGAGCGACGACAACGGATTGTCGGCGCTGGCTGCGGCGCTGCACCGCGAGTGGTTGCTGCGCCCTCACCGCCTCCCCGAAGCCGCCGCCATCCTCGGTGAGCGCGGGGTGTTTCTGCCAAATGGGCTGCGGAGCGTCGAGATCTACAACCATTGGGCGGTCCAACTGGACGACCAAGCCGCCACCATCGCCACCCTCCGCGCCGCGCTGGACGGGCTGGTGGAGGCGGCTGAGGCATACATCACGGCGCTGGATGCGGACCTATACCGACCGGGAACGCCCGAAGACTGGTGGAACCGGGAGGCAGCCCTAGCCGCCCTCCGCGCCGCGCTGGAGGCTGAACGATGACTGGATCGTGTATTCACGGCATCCCGTGGGACGCTGGCTGCACGCTCTGTGGCCGGAACACCCTACCGGGGGTCAACCTCTACAACACGACTTGCGTCCACGGCCTCGACCTTCGGCTGGTGCCGCGCTGCTACCTCTGCAAGCCCGAACTCGACTTGTCGGCTGTCGTCTCGGGGACGGACTACACCGATCTCCTGCTCCTGATCGCAGAGTGCCTCGTGGTACTCGCATGGAGGGCAGAACCGGATGCCGGGGCGCGTCAGTCGCGGCTGCACGCGATCCGTGCCGCGAAGGAGACGCCATGACCCGCCTCGACCGTTGCCGGATCGGGAAGCACATCTGGCAGCCGTGGACCCGGACGGACGGCACCGAGAGCGGCTGGTGGTGGTGCTTCCGTTGCCATGCCACGAGCGAGGGGACGCCATGACCCGCCTCGCCCTCTCATGGCTCGGCGCCCTCGTCGTCATCGCCTGGGCCGTGGCGACGGCATGGGCCTTCATCCATGCCGCGATGCGCCGGGATGACGATGTTCCGACCTACCGCGAGCCGGAGGATGGCGTGCAGCCGTGGGACCCCGAGACGATCCGGCGCATGACGTTCGGCGGCGGATCGGCCACGATCGTCAGCGACAACCTGACGACCTCCGACGCGGCCGATGCGACGCTCTGGTTCGACTGGCGCGCGGAGCGGGCCCAACTGACGTGACCGACGACCCCGCGGTCCTCACGCCGCTGGAGGTCGGCCGCATCCTGCGCGTCTCGGACGTGACCGTGCGCCGGATGATCACCCGCGGCGTCCTGCCGCGCATCGCCGGGGTCCGGGTCGTGCTCATCCCGCGCCGCGCCGTCGACCGCCTTCTTTTGGGAGAGTACGATTGGCAATCCGATGAGCCGAGAGAAAGGCACCGGGACGATCGTCCCGACGAAGACGCCGGCCGGGGCGGATCGCTGGCGGATCGCCGTGACGATGGCGGACGGCCGGCGAGTCTGGCGGACTGCGAAGAGCCCGAAGGAAGCCGAGCGCATCCGCAAGGCGCTCGTCGACGCCCGCGAGCTCGACCTCGACCCCACGCGGCAGACCCTCGCGGACTACCTCCGGTCATGGATCGGGAGCCTGCGTGATGGCCGTCGCGTCCGTCCCCGGACGGTGGAGTCCTACGCGATGATCGTCGAGCGGCACATCGTCCCGGCGCTCGGCGGATACAAGCTCGCCGCTATCACCCCGCGCCGCATCCAGGGCTGGATCGACGCGCATCCCGGCGCCCCGCGCACCGTCCTGCTCCACCATGCCGTCCTGCGTCGCGCCCTCGGAGTGGCCGTCCGCCAGCGGCTCTTGCCGTGGAACCCGGCGATGGCCGTCGACCTCCCCCGCCCGCGCACCGACGTGGCCCGGCCCCTGACGCTCGAGGAAGCCCACCGACTGCTCACCGCCACCAGCGGCGACCGGTTGCACGCGCTCTGGCGGCTGGCGATCGTCACCGGCCTGCGGGAGAGCGAGCTGCTCGGCCTCGCGTGGGACGACGTGGGCGGCGCGACGATCACGGTCGGCCACCAGCTCCAGCGCATCGGTCGGGCGTGGGCCCGCGTCGCGCCCAAGGCGGCTCGCACCCTGACCCGCGTGGCGCTCGACCCCGCTACAAGCATGGTTCTCGAGGCTCATCGCCTGCGGATGGCCGGGGAGCGGACGCCTGAGTGGACGTACTTCGGCCTGGTCTTCGTCACCGAGCGCGGGCAGCCGTTCCACCGGCCCATGATCCTGCGCGAGTTCCACGCGGCCTGCGACGCGGCCGGGATCGAGCGGCGACGGTTTCACGACATCCGACACAGCACGGCGCACCTGATGAACGACCTCGGCGTGGACGAGAAGACGCGGATGGCCCGGCTCGGCCACTCGACGGTGAGCATGAGCCGCCACTACAGCGGCGCCAGCGAGGCGCAGGACCGGCTGGCGGTGGAGAGGTTGGGGGAGGCGCTGGGATGACGGCTGAGATGGTCCGCTGGCAGCCGACCACGCTGCCCGATGGCTGGGTCGTCACGAGCATTGAGGCGCATGTGGAAGGCCGGGAAATGCACCTGACCACTTACCGCTTCCGCATCCGCCTGGTACACAAGTGGGGCTGGGCCTTCGAGTTCGAGATCCACGATCCGGCCACCATCAACGAGGCCGGACTGGCCGGCCTGCTCGACGCCTTGGCACATGCGAACACGGGCGTTTCGTCGGCATATGCAGAGTGGATCGGGTGCCGGTAATGGATGAGATCAAAGCGCTGGTCGGTAGGCACTGGGTGCTCGACGGGCATCGCGCTGTCCGCGCTACCTTGCACGAGTGGGGGCTCCCGGCTGAATAGTTGCTCCATCGTTGCTCGCGGCCCGTCCTGAGCACGCCCTACCCGAAGTAGAAGTTGCGTGTTGCGGGGTCGTTTCGACCCCTGACCGCTTGTCCTGAGCACGAATAGGCCGCAAGAGATCAGACAAGATCAACTGAGTCTGTTGCACTGATCGTTGCTCGGGCGCACGCTTACACGGTGTCGAACCTCCCCGCCCTCGCTGACGCTGCCCGCGGTGCCCAATTCGCCGCGGGCGCTCGGCGACCGGCCCGCCGCGCATGACCAGTCCGATGCCGGATCTCGGCGGCACCACCACCGAACGCCTCGGCCGGCTGGAGGACAAGCTCGACACGGTAGCCGTCGAGGTCTGCCAGCTCCGCGATCACGTCAACGGGCTGCAACAGGCCGAGGATCGCCGCTTCACCGATCGCCTCCTGCCTGACCGCGTCCGGGCGCTCGAGGACCAGATGCTCCAGACGCGGGTCTATCTCTCCCAGGCGAAGTGGGCCGTGGCGGTCGCGGCAGGAGCGCTCATTGCCGGTGTGATCAACATGGGCCTGACGCTCCTGATCCTCTCGGCGGGGCACGGATCGTGACCATCCTGCCTGACCACGTCGACTCGTTCCTGCGGGCGATCGTCAAGCCCGAGCAACCTGTGAGCGTGCGCGAGGTCGCGCTGTTGCTGGGGGTCCACGGCAACACCGTCAAACGGATCAGCCCCGCGGCCCTGCCGTACTTCCGGGTCGGCTCTCGCGGGGACCGCCGCTACCAGCGCGACGACGTGCGGGCCTACATCCACTCACGGGCCGAGCGCAGCAGCGTACCACCGTGCGAGTGCGGCGTTTGCCGATGCCCATTCCCGTGCAAGCCCGGAGCTACCCGCGACGGACTGGCGATCTGCTGGCGCTGCAAGGAAGGGAGGCACAGCCAATGACCGATAGCGTGCGGGCCTTCACGCTGGGCGGCCTCTGGGTGCTGCTCTGGGGCGGGCTGGCCGTCATCGTCACGAGGGTGCTGCAATGACCGAGTTCAGCCTGGGCGCGCTTCCCAGCCCGCCCGACCCGCGCGACTGGCCGCTTGTCCGGGCGCCCGGCTACGCGGCCGCGCCCACGGCGTTCGCCGCTTCCTACACCCTGCCTCCGCTGGTGCCGGTCGCGCTGAACCAGATGAACGACCCGGTGTCGGGCGGCTGCGTCCCGTTCAGCACCACGACCATGAAGCAGTACCAGGAACGCCTGCAGACGGGCAAGTGGTACTACGACGACGCCAGCGCCATCAGGCTCCACGCCCGCTGCAAGCAGCTCGACGGCATCCCCAACCTCGAAGGCACCTACCCGCGCGTCGCGCTGCAGGTCGCCAAGGAAGAGGGCATCCGGGCGGTCAACGGACACAGGTACCTGATCGCCTCGTACTACTCGCTGGCGGGCGACGCGCTGGACAACATCAAACGGACGCTCACCTACTACCACCGGCCCGTGCTCCTGGCGACGACCTGGTACTCGAACTGGTTCGGCCTCGGACGCAACTACACGCTCAAGCCGCCCAACGGGCAGGAGGTCGGCGGCCACCAGTTCATGGTCTACGGCTACACGACCGTGGCGGACGGCTCCACGCACCTGCACTGCGTCAACTCGTGGGGCACGGGCTGGGGCAGCAAGGGCCGCTTCAACATGCCGTGGCAATACGTCCAGGCGTGGGACGTCTGGGCCAGCATCGATCGTTAGGAGAACGTCATGCCGACCGACGAGACAACCCTCACTCTCGCCCTCGTCCTGACAGCCGGCGGGGCAGTGCTTGCCTCGGGCCTCGTCACGGGCATCGTCCAGATCCTGAAGCAGCTCGGCACGTTCCTCGACGGCAGGGAGCGGCTCGCCGCGTTCCTGCTCTCGGCCCTGCTCGTCATCATCGCGTTCGCTTCGGGCGTGAGCGACGGCACCCTGACCATCCAGATCCCGACCCTGTTCGCCGCGTTCCTCGCGTGGTACGGGATCGCCCGCCTCTCCATGGCGGTCTATGCCGACGTCACCAAGGAGCCCAACAGCCTCACGGGGAACACGATCAAGTGAAGCGCTCCTGCCGCTGCCTGGGCTGCTCGCACTGCAAGACGTGGCATCGCCCCGTCTGCAAGGTGGCGGGCTGCGGCTGCGCGGTGTTCATGTGAAGCGTCCCTGCCTCGGCGACTGTGGACGGCTGGTCACGGGCGGCGGACGCTGCCCGGACTGTCGCCGCACGGCCGAGCGCAGGCGCGGCACGCCGACCCAGCGTGGCTACGGCAGGGCACACCAGGCAGCACGCCAGTCACTCAAGTCGCAGTTGCCCGGACCGTGCGGCTACTGCGGGGGCTGGCTGACGGCAGAGGGCGACTGGGTGGCGGCCCACGTCGTCGACGGCGATCCTTCGGCTGGGTGGCTCGCTGCCCACCGTGCGTGCAATGAGCGTGCCAAGGGTGGGTCGGCCCTCCCCAGCCGGTGGGGGGTGGGGTCGTGACGTATTCGCGTTCCTCCTTAGTAC